TCATTTGCGCAAAAATTTATCTCTCATGTACCGAAGCGTCTTGTAGGCAGTTTCGCGAATAAACACTCCGGCAACGCACAAAATTATCAGTGCAATTCCTTTTAAAATATCTTCCCAGGTCATTATTCTACTCTTATTACTCCGACTACAAGGCCCACATTATAGATGTGGTCTATTGCAAGTTCGAATGGTTCATAATCTTTGTTATCTGATACGATTGTGACATGATTTTGGTCTGTTCCGGGCTTGATTCGCTTGATAAGCGGTCCCTGGTCAGTGTCCAGCACATATACTTTATTCCACTGAAAGAATAGGTTCTGAAGGTTTAGACGCTTGCAGGCAACAATGTCGCCACTGTTATATCGAGGATACATACTGCTTCCCTTCACTCCTATAAGGAAGTCTGCTCCTTTAAATGAAGGGATAATGTATCGGTCACATTCATATTCCATCACTGTCTGATCACCGGTGAAGGCACCGGCCATGGCATTAATCGGAATAAGTGGTATCCCTTCATTCGATTCAGTGCGATGCGCTACTGGTAGTTCTTCGTTTTTCATTTCTTTATTTTGTGTTGATGTAATCATTTCACCTTCTCCCGTAAGAAGCCATAAAATGTTTAATTCGGGATATTGATAGATTATTTTCTCGCATTTATCACTTCCTATATTTCCTTCTTTGTCCAGAAACCCATTAGATAAACCTAAATCCTTGTAAAATTTATATTTACTAATTTCCTTAAACTCAATGAATTGCTTTAGTCTTTCTCGGATTCCCATAATTTTAATTGAAAATATTCTATCAAATTGTTTTATAATTGAAAATAAGCTACTATATTTGCAATACCGTTTCAAAAATGAAAGTGGCGCACAAAGATAAGAAATAAACTTATAAAACAGTTGTAATATGAATAAAATCAAGGAAGTAGTATCGGAAAACCTCTCAGTAGAGGTAACTCCAGATGAAAATTATGAGTTTTTAATGACTACGAGCGAAGTGGCAAAAGGTTACGGAGTGTCCAGTAATACCATTAGAACACACAAATCAGAGCATAAGGAAGAGTTTATAGAAGGCAAACACTTCATTGTAGTTGGGAACAATAATATGAATAGATGTAACCGCGCAAACCACGTCGTCGGTAAAACCGACGCCGATTGTTTATCAGGTAGTTACCCATTCAAAACCGTGTTATGGACAAAACGTGGAATTGTCCGACTTGGATTCTTTATCAAGTCAGAACGTGCAAGAATGTTTCGCGACTGGGCAGAAGACCTTGTCATCAATAAAGTGGAAGAAGCACAGCACATTGTTAAGCAAAGCAAACAGCTTGCTCTATGGCCGGAACCACAAAAGAGGAATCACAACCGTCTCACGAAAGAACGTCTGGTAGATATACTGGCAGATGTAGCCCGGATAGAAGACAAAGAACTTCGTATTTCCCTTGTAAACAAACTTACTCACATAAAAGCATAGAATTCATGAAAGAAAACAGATTTGAAATACTTATCCCTCACGGACTGAGTCAGGAACTGGAAAAGATATGCTGCGCAACCGCTCCCACAGTGAGAAAGGCATTACGTTTTGACAATTCCACTTCATTGAAGTCACACGAGATACGTGTTGCCGCGTTGCAGAACGGAGGGGTTTTAAGAGGAGCAGCCACTTTGGCAGAAGCCGAGGAGGCCATTAAATGCCCTTATGCTTTAATCGAGAAGCCTGTCAAGGTATTGGACAGCAAGGGTAATGTAACGAGGGTTATCAATGAATAACATACAAGAAAATGAAAACGTATAGCACTAATAAGTATTTACAGCGTCTGGCTAACTTTCTTGTAGCGTATGCTGTACCGTTCAGCTATGACGGATTTACCATCGAGTTTACCGCATCTCAGCGGTTGGTGGATGAAATGCAGAACCTTGACAAGGTGCTGGCTAAAATTGATTTTGTTGTTAAGTAATTGAACTATGAAAGTAGAAAGAAAAACATTTTTCGCTATCGTGATAAGCACAAAGAATGATCAGGAAATTATTAGAATCGCCAACCATGTGAGGTTTTCAAAGAAAATACACATGGTAGACGATACCTGGAACAGAGTTTCACTTAGAAGAATCTCCAGTAACGTGAGTGAATACACAGTCATCAACGAATACGAAGTCAACCGAATCGGATTCAGACAATATCTTCAGCACCTTATCTGCAAATTCAGGGCAGCAGCACTTCATTATATGGGCGGCAGTTCCTGTGTTTCCGTAGTCATAAATGACATGGGGCCTTCTCCGGTGAGTTTTACACTTTAAACCCAAAAGAGCTTTTTTACAAGCTTTTTCATCTCCAATTAATTTGGCTTCAAGCCAGTCAGAACTAGAAAAATCTATCATGTTGTAATTGTTAGTTGTTAGAACGCTACAAATGTAGCAAAAACCGTCCGTCTGTGAAGATATGACGGTCTTTAAAAACCGAAAGCTTATGAAAACAAGAAACATACTTATCGCAATACTCGCCCTTGCAGTGGCAAACACATATACAGAAGGATGGCTGAATATAGCCGGAATCGCACTCTTGTCTGCATCGCTGGTTCCCGTAGCAATCAAGATGGACAAGGCAGACAGATAACTCACACGCAGCTATAAGAACCTGCACGTTTTCAGGATAACGTGAATTTGTCATAGGATTGGTTTTGGTATGAAGTAATCTTTAACGCAATAGGTATTGACAAGGCAAAAAGATGCAGGCGGCTTAGCTTCAGGTTCGATTCCTGAGGCTGCACAATCTAAGATTTGAACAAATGGCAGTAATATATAAGGATAAGGTTTGCGTGTTGGCCTGCGATGTGATTCGTTTCGACGAAAAACACAGAGTAGGAAGCGAAACAGGCTTTATATCTAAGTCTAATTTTGACTGGATGAAAAAACAAGGCCAGCTGATAATCGCCCGTCGCAGCACACCCGGAAACCCTGCCCTCGTAGAATTTGAAACCATGAGACCAGACATCAAGCGCAAGTACGTAGAAGCATACGGCGACCCGTATGCAGAACTGGCAAGCCGAGACCTGCAGAGCGAGCTGGAGAAGGAAGTGGAATACAACAACAGGGCATACACTTACTTTCAGGCATACCGCTACGGCGATAACAACACACTCCCACAGGAAAAAGTAAACGAATATACCTTGTCGGTAAACGTGATGGAAGCTTTGCTTCGCCTTCGCGACCGTCAGAAACAGAGTGCCATAGGTGGAAGCACACGCATCAACGTGTGGGAACGCCTGGGCGCACAGTGTCAGTCGCTCCTCGATGTGAAGGATGCCAAGGGAAAACCCTTGTTTCCGCATCACCTTCCGGCTTCGTGGAAATCATTGAAGCGCAAGTGCGAGGCATACGAGGAAGCCCGTAAGGCTGGAGATGAAGCCGGGTTCCGCAGCGTGATCCATAAGAACTACGGAAACGATGCCGCATCGAAGCTGAAGGAACGCCAGGGAAGCGAACGCAGCGAGCTGGCCGAGTCGCTTATCCGTCAGTTCCTTGGTCTGCACATGAACTGGAACAACGTACAGGTGATGCAGGAATACAACAAGCTGGCCGCAGAGTTCGGGCTGGAAGAAATCAAGTCGCCCGCCACCATCGGCGCATACCGTCAGAAGTACGATGTAGTGACCAAGACACGCCGCCGGGGAATAGGCGAATGGAACAGCAACCTGAAGAAGCAGGTACGCCGTTCGGCTCCGCTTACCGCGATGACCTTCTGGGTGTTCGATGGCTGGGAAGTTGAAATGCTTTTCCAGCGTGAGGAAGTGAAGAAGGTGCGCAAGGGCGGTACCGTACGCGAAGAAAGAAGAACTACCTATCATAGTAGAAAGACCATCGTCGTAGTGCTCGATGCCTGCTGCAAGTATCCAATAGGTTACGCCATCGGCGAAAACGAATGTGACTCTCTTATCAAGGAAGCACTTACCAACGCCGTACGCCACACGCGCGAACTCTTTGGCGAGCGATACATTCCGGTGCAGATGCAGTGCGACAACTACCACAAGAAATCGCTTTTCCCCTTCTATGAGCAGATGACGAAGTATCTCACACCTGCGGAAGTAAAGAATGCACAGGCCAAGATAGTGGAACCTTACTTCAAGTATCTCATTCTGGAATACTTTCAGAAGTTCCCTTCCTTCTCAGGCTTCGGCATTACCTCCAGCAAGGAGATACAGCCAAACGTGGAGTGGCTTAATGAACACAGAAAGTTTATCCCTACCGAGCAGGAAGCCATACGACGCATTCATGAGGTGATGCAGATGGAACGAGCCAAGAAGATAGAAGCCTACATGAAGGCATGGAGCCAGACACCCGACGAACGGAAGATGCGTTTTTTCGATGAACAGTACCTTCTGCTTATGGGTCAGACCAGCGGACGCACTAACAAACTGGAGTCAAGGGGCATTATCATGGAGCGAAACGGAATGCAGTACGTGTACGACAGCCTGGACCGCTCTCTGCTTGACCACCTGGGCACAAGCTGGGTAGTACGCTACGACCCCGACGACACAAGCCACGTGCTCATTACGAATGCCGGAAAGAAAGGAACCAAGGACGAAGGAAAGGAAATCGGTACGCTGCGCTACCTGCTCTCTGAAAAAGAAGCCGTGCCCATGGCACTGATAGACCAGAAGCCGGAACACTTCGAACAGCGCCGACGCATCAATGAGTTCAACGAATCGCTGAAAAAGGAAATCGTGGAAACGGCAGAACGAGACATCGACACCATACGCGACAGCGTGTTCAGTCATGCACTTCCTGTTCACAACATCCTGGAGCGTTTCTGCATCACCGACAGCCGCGGACAGCACAAGGACAACCGTAACGAGCTCCGCCTTCATGCCGAGGATGTGGAATACGAGGAAAACGACACACGCCCCTCACGCACGGTTTATCCTGACGATGAAGATGACTTTGAATTTGACCCTACAAACGCAGGGTTTTCAAGATAATTTAAAACTGATTTAATAACCCATTAAAAAGATATTGAACTATGGACGCAAACAAACTTAGAGACTACATCGAGACATTAATTCAGCGTGGATCATCGGCCGCAGAACTAGCACGCAAGTGCGACGTATCAGGCGCTGCCTTCTCACAGTTCCGTGCAGGTAAGTACGGCGCAAAGGAAGATTCGATGGCCGATAAGATAGCCGTAGGACTGAACTACTATGACAACACCTGGAAGATTGTAGAAAGCGTATCGTCATACAAGCAGGTGAAGCTTTACCTGACAGCCGCAAAGAAGAATCACCGCTGGTTCTGTATCAGCAGCCGCAGCGGTAGCGGAAAGACACATTCGCTTATCGACCTTTACAACACCTGCCCTGACAACTCGATTATTTACCTGAAGTGCTGGAAGTGGACGGCTAAGAAGTTCCTCCAGAAGCTGGGCCGATGCCTGGGTATCACCTTCACCCGCTATACGGATACGGATGACATGCTACAGGAAATAACCTCCAAAATCAACGGAATGGACGACCGTAATCCGGTGCTGGTGCTCGATGATGCAGGAAAGCTTTCTAACAGTGCAATGACCTGCCTTATCCCGCTGTATGACGACACCAAATACCGCATGGGCTGTCTGCTGGTAGGAACGGAAACCCTTCGCCGCAACATCAAGCGAAACGTAGGCCGTGTGGACGGATTCGACGAAATAGACGGACGCGTAGTGCGTAACTACATCACCCTGCTGGGAGCCACGAAGAAGGATGTACGCGCCATCTGTGCCGCCAACGGAGTGACCGACGCAGAAGAGCAGGACGAAATCTGGGGAAAGCTTGACAAGGTAGAAAAATATCCCACGGAAGACTCACGGAAAGCCGTGTGGTTTGTTGACGACCTTCGCGAGCTGGAAGGAATGATCATGGATAAGTTAATCCGCCGTCAGGTGCAAAATGGAGAGTTATGAGAAACTGGAGCATCAAGAACATAGAAGACCGGAAGTACGACTTTGTGCCGTTTTCCCCACGTTTTGCCGACCTGTTCGGCAAAACGGAGGCTACGGGAAACTGGATAGTCTACGGAAAGTCAGGTCAGGGTAAATCTTCCTTCTGCCTTCAGCTGGCCAAGGAGTTTGACGAAATCGGGAAAAAGGTACTGTTTGTGTCGCTGGAGATGGGCGACAGCTACGACTTCCAGCAGGCACTGGCCAACGCCGGCATACGTAGCGGATGCAGCCGTATCTCATTCACCGACTCCTGCCATCCGGAAGAACTGAAGGAAGAACTGAGCAAGCAGCGCAGTGCAGACGTGATTATCATTGACTCCCTTCAATACTTCATCGACCTGTATCGCGTGCGTGCGGCCGACTTCATCGAGCTTCGCAGCAAGTTCAAGAAGAAAGTGTTTGTCTACATCTCTCACATGAAAGGCAACGATGTGGACGGCGATACGGCCTACGACCTGAAGAAAGATGCCTTCAAGCGCATCCACATAGAACACTTCAAGGCATCGTACGTAGGCCGTGGTAACGGAGGTCCGAAAGGATTCTTCGTGATATGGGACAAAGGATACCGCCAGTTCTGGCTCGAAAATGGAACTAAAAAAGAAACTGATGGAAACAACAAAGAGAATGATACCGAAATGGATGATTAAGAAGCTGCACGTGCTGTATGCACGCTACGGCTTGTCGGAGGAACAGTACCGCGCACTGATCCTGGAGCTGACCGACGGACGCACCGACACCACCAAGGAACTCACCTACGCCGAGTCGCAGTACCTGGCTGGTTACATCACCGGAGCAAACACCACCATCAAGCCGGTGGCCGAAAGGCTTATCGAGAAGTCGCTGAAATGGCAGCGCAGCGCGGTGCTGAAACGCCTTCAGCAGATTGGAGTAGATACCTCTTCCTGGGATGCGGTTAACGCCTACCTTCGCAGCCCTCGCATCGCCGGGAAGCCTCTTTACGAACTGGACAGCGAAGAGCTGTCCGCACTGATACCGAAACTTGAATCTATTAAACGAAAACAGAATGGCTGAATACGACGTAAACGACCAGCGCATAAACCGCATTAACTACATCCTGGACGAACTTCCCCGCATAGAGGAACGCATCGACCGTATTAATGCGCAGATAGGAAGCCGCGAAATGACGGGACAGCAGTTCCGCAGCCTGGTGGCCGAAAGAAGCACCCTCGTAAAGAGGTACGATGAACTGAATCGCGAGGCGAAGGAAAACTACCGCCTCGTGACCGGAAAGGAGAAAGGAAAGATAACCTATAGAACGGAAACGACGATATGAAGAAGAAATACAGAGTGTGGCGCGTAGAGATTAACGTACTGGGTCATCACCTTGCAGTGAGGTGCCGCCACGATACGGACAACCTTAGCGAAATAAGAGCATACTACATGCGCATCTATCGGAACAGAGGGCCTATACGGCTTTATTATACAGAATTTAATTAACCTTTAAAAACAAGTAATTATGATTGATTTAAAAGCATTGACCGCAGAACAGAGAGCAGAACTGAAAGCACAGTTGGAAGCAGAAGACAAGGCCGAAAAAGACCGTGTACAGAACGAACGCGAAGCCTACAAGCAAATTGTAGACCAGACGGTACAAAACGCAGTGGCAAAGCTTCAGAACCTATCCAGCGAAATGGAGCGACTGAAAGAAGAAGTCTTCACCGAGTTTGCCACCCTTATCAAGACAAAGAACGAGCTGTTCAAGACGAAATCAGACCGTCAGAGCGACACGTTCACCACAGCCGATGGTACAATGTCCATCACGCTTGGAAACCGCGTAAACGAAGGCTGGGACGATACCGTAGAAGCTGGCATCGAAAAGGTGAAGGCATACCTGAAGACGCTGGCCAAAGACGAAAACAGCGCAGAACTTGTGCAGGTAGTCATGGGCCTTCTGGCAAAAGACCGCAAGGGAGCCTTGAAAGCCAACAAGGTGCTCGAACTGGAAAAGCTGGCAGCCACCAGCCGCGATGCAGAGTTCATCGACGGTATCAACATCATCAAGGCTGCATATCGCCCCGTACCTACCTGCCAGTTCATCCAGGTTACGCTGAAGGATGAAGAAGGGAAAGAACGTAAGTTACCGTTGTCTTTATCGGCTATGTGATTATGATTAACGACATGAAACCAGGGGAAGTCCGTCAGTTAGCAGACGGAACCCCGATAAAATTCCAAGAAGTAGCCAATATTACCAGCTTAGACAATCCGTGTCAGTATTGCGTGTTCGAGAATGAACGCTGTCAGGAACGTGCGATACAGCTTGGAGGATGCGACCCCATGACACGCGAAGACGGAAAGTTTGGCATATTCATTCACGCTGGAACAAATGCCTGACCTGTTCAAACCTCGCAGAGTGGCGGTGAAGATTCACTACAGCATGATCAGTCAGTTCATGTATGTGTGGGTGAAGTGGAACCGCCCATGCGACTTATCAGTACAGCGTTCAACTAAATCTCCTGAATTGCTTGGTATATGTTTCGATGTGAAGAATAACGATACGCTCGACATGATGGAAGATTTAAAACGAAGTTTAAAAACCGAAATAATAGATTTATGACAAGAAAAGAAGAAATGCTTAGGGAAGCCGTTCACCAGCATTACCAGTGCAACGGGGATTATGCTTGTGGAGAGCGTGCTTATTGCCGATTTTGCGATGGAGAAAATATCGCGCATGACTGTGATGAAGATTGCTATGCTGACGAGTTTAGCGAAGGATTTTTAGCTGGATGGGATGCCTGCTTGAAATACCTTGGGGAAATTCCATGGGATGAAGCCATGAATGAGATTTGTAAAAGATAAAAGGTAATAGTAAAAGACATGAAAGAATATATGAAACAAATACCGTTTACGCTAGATATGGCAAAGAAAATTCACGGAGGTCTGATAAAAGGAGAAATCAAGACCCGTGAAGGAGGAAACGTAAGAGGATTGATTTTCAATGTAAATAATGAAAAATGGCCATTATGCGCAGTTGTAACAAAGAATAACGGGACAGAAATAGTCCTATCATTTAATTTAGACGGTTCTGCTCTTCCTTACATGGATACATCTGTTTTTGACCTTACATTGTATGTGGAAGATGAAATCCGAAAGAAAGTATACATCTCTCTCCCAATTACAGGTATGGAAATGGAGAAAGTAGTGTCAAAGGCAAATGATAGAAAAAAGCTATTATCTTTTAAAGGGTTCGAGCCTGTAACTCCGTTCGACGTATCACCAGATTCCAACGCATCTTATGCGGAACACATGGGGCGAGACATTCAGGCTCTCTTGGAATGCGATGCGGTATATTTCTGCCGTGGATGGCAAGACAGCAAAGGATGTCAGGCAGAATACGAAGTAGCGAAGATTTACGGAAAACAAATGGTTTTTGAATAATATGAGCGAAAAAGAACAAATAATGGATTTCATCGACCAGGTTCTTTCAGACTTCACCAATGAAGGAGCGATGGAAGTTCTCGAAGATGTAAAGAGTGAGATAGACATGAGAATCGAATCATGTGAAGAAGATACTTATACAGTAAAAAGTTAATTATATGGGATATGATTTGATACCTATAAACAAGGGAATATACAGTAAATCTGGAATGATATTTACATGGCCTACTATTTTAGAAGAGACAGGCGCTGGATATTTGTTTAATTATGGGAAAAATACTTTTGATCCAGGTAAATATATATATGATGGTTCTCGTAATGATGGAAGTCCGGTAAGTAACGATGGTTTTTCTGTTTCTAAAGAAGAGGCATTGATTATGGCTCGACTTTTTAGAGGATATGTATTTGTAAAAAGAGGTTTAAGAAAGGAATGGGATAAAAAGACAGAATCAGAAAAAGTTGTGATTATGTCACGTTTTGGAAAAATGTCTGAACCTCCAAGTGAAGAATTTTTACAAAAAGTTGAATCAATGGCAGAATTTTGTGAACAATCTGAAGGATTTAATATATACTAAAGTTATGAACGCAAACGATCAAGAAAAAGTATGTAAATCAGGTTTTGTTATTATAAGAGCTGACGATACAAATAAGCATGCTATAAAATGCAAAAAGGCAGAACATCCAAGAAGTTGGAAAATTCTTAGGGATGACTTTAGATCAAAGTATCAAAGAGACATTTACATGAGAGATCTTCTTTTATTAGATGATTACATCGAAGACTAACAAAAAATCCCCGACACCGAAACAGGATGCCGGGGATTTTCATTTTTAATTATTCATTATTAATTAATTTAGGGTTCGCCCAGGTAATGACATATTGCCTCGTGTTGCAAAGGCGTAAGCGTGCGCTGCCCCTTCTTGTAGTGAAGTTCCTCCAGTCTTTTTTGTAGTTCCTCGTTCAGAACAATCCAGCGGCGTAGCTGGGTAACGGCACTGCGTGCAGAAGAACGCGGGAAGTATCGCAGTGCAAGGTCTGTCAAATAAATAGCGTGCATGTTGTATGTGTTTTCGTAAAGATAATAAAAATAATTAGGAATAAATTACCCCGCAGTAACTACGTGGCTACTACGGGGTAATTAAATGATTACCTTGCAGTAATTATGCAATTACTATGCAGTAATTACGGAAGCGGTTCTTCCTCTGTTTCCTGCTGCTTCAGGCTCTTCACCTTGTGGAATGTCAGGTTCGCCTTGTTCAGCTGACCTTTCAGTCCGATGCCCGGTCGGAACTGGAGAGTCACCTTTTTAATCATCGACGGGCTGAAGGTGTCTTCCGTGGCGGTTCCCGTGCTGCGAAGCTGAGCCTGAAAGCTTCCCAGGTTCTCCAGCTTCACAATCTGTCCGGCTGCGATGTGCAGGTTAATACGCTTCACCAGGGCACGAATTACGTTGAGCACGTCACCGTCGGTCAGTGTGGTGGCATACGCTATCTCTTCCGACAATTCGTTGATACCAACTGAGCCGGAAGCCTGTGCCTTGGCATAATACTTGTACTCTCCGCTTTCACGGTCCTGCGGATTGAGCATCTTTGCAACGCTGTAGTTAATTGCCATAATCTTTTGTGTTTAAGTGTGAATAATGTAGTTAACTTGTCATGACATTGCAAAAGTAGGTACGCTACGCCATAAAGAGTTGACAATTTGGTATTTTAAAGCGAATTACGTATTTTTGTAGAAACAAAAATGCAGCAGCCAACTTGCATCAACTCTTAATCCGTAGCCTTATGGGAAGAAACAGTCATTTAATAGAAGAACGTAACCGTCAGATAGCACACAGTTACTTTGAACTGGAGCCGGTTCTGCGTAATTATTCCGACGTTGTGAAAGCCTTGTCGAAAGCTTTTTTCTTATCAGAATACCGCATTCAGGCCATTATCCGTGAGATGGTGAAGAACGACCAGTTCAAGCCGTCGGGCGAGGCAAAAAAACATGTGCGGAAAAAGATTTCCGCACAACACATTCAGCTGAGCCTTCAGCTATCGTTTTAACACAGGGGTAATACTTATCTTCACATCGGGCACTTTCTGTTCGTCGCGTGTAAAGTATTCCGTTACTTTCACCGTGTAGGTAGACTCGTACACCTTTATTCCATGGTTGGCCGTATAGAATCGGCTGTTTGTGCGGATAAGCGTACTTCCTTCTATTTCGTGCCCCTGCACCAGCAGATGCAGTCTGCGCCGTATGGCGTCCCTTTCCTTAATCTTTTCCACCGTTCCGCTACGGTAGTGCGTGTCGTCGTAGCAGTCGATAATAAGCCGCACGCGCACCGTGCACACGCCTTCCTGGCTCAACCCTAACACATTGCTCCAGCTTGTTTCCGCAGCGTCTATCAGCACAGCCGGAAAGGTGAGCGGATAGCTTTCGCGGGTGGTTTCATTAATCATTTCCAACTGTCCGTAGTCTTCGTCCACGGTCTTCATATCGGGCATCTGTTCGCCGATGTAGTTAACGAGATTCTCTAAAATATGTTCCATAATTCTTTACAAATAGTTGCAATTCTCTTTCGATTATCTTGCGAATTTCTTTCGACATATTTGCGTCGGGTCCGAAGAAGTGGCGGCGAGGCATACGAATAAGCGAGCCTTCACGTTTCAGGGCCATGTTTCGCCAGAACATAGCTTCGCGTGTCAGCGCTTCGTTTCCTTTGGTCTTTCTCAGTCCTCCGCGCTTTTTCGTCAGACGTGCGCCTTTGGCTGCGGCGTAACGGTACCAGAAGTACCGCTTCATCTTGGCCGTTACCTTAATGCTTCCTCCTTCGTTGTGAATCTGTGCGTAGTCCACCTGGTTACGTATGTACACCTTTCCGGGTTCCGGCTTGAAGTAGGTGGCATCACGCAGATGGTTGGTTCCGGAAAGAAGCGTCTTGTAGCTGGCCTGCGCTCCTTTGAAGCTCAGTTTGCGTCGGTAGGGTTCCTGCCATGCTCTGCCGTTGAAAGCGCTTTCAGAGAAGCGTTTTTTCGTCAGCGATACGGCTTTTGTTCCAACCTTGACGGGAAGTGTGCGGGTGTAGAGCGTGTTCAGACGCCTTACAGCGTTTTCTACTTGCTTTTGAATCTCGGGTGAACTCATTTCTTTTTGGCTTTAGCAATTAATCTTTCAATCATACCTCTTGTCAAAGGTCCCATCTTATCTCTTTCAGGACCCATATACATGGCGAACGCTTCGGCAAAGTATTCATGCTCTTCTATTGAAGAATAATAACCCATTTCACTCACTTCGTTTCTTCCGTCTATGGTTACTCCAGCCTTTCCGAATGTATCTATAGCATCCATCCTCATGTGATATAGACTTAAAAGCTTGTGCCCCAGTTCGTGGTCTACGACATCTCTCACTAAATCTTCTACGCTCGATATGGTATTATACTTCATTCCTTTCTTTGTTCTGAATTCCTCTAGTTTATCCCATACCTTTTTAGGATTATTCAGTAAGCTAAGATTAAAATTGAGACTGTTATCCGAATCATCCCATGACGCTAAAGCTTTTTTACTTCTTGGTGCTCCTATCTCAGAGAATGGAGGAATATTGAATTCTTTCATTCTCAGGTTGAGCTGATTCAGTATCTTCTGGAATACTTCTTCCTCAGACTTCTTAGGAGTTATTTCTACTTTTTGGGCTATGTTATTATCCAAGACAAACTGTTTGTAGTCAAACTTTGTCTTTTTAGCGACGGCTTTTTCTACCGCTTTCTTTGCTCCTGGATATGCTTCCTTGATATACGGATGCGAGTCGCTGAACAGCTTTCCGTCATCTGCGGGGTTGTTATCCAGTCCGGGGACGGAAGGAACGGGCTTGAAGTCGCCTACTGCGCCGGTGGTGGCCGGTTCGTCGGTCGCTTCGAGCGAGCACTTGCAGTTCCATCTGTCACCAGGGCGATGGCGAGCCCAGAAGGAATGGTTTACCGGAAGGGTTAGTTTTGCTTCCCAGTATTGCTTGTGCGCTATGTCAGGATCGGGCGAAGTGGTAGGCATCCACCGCAGGTTCGGCAATACGTCCTTGTATTCCTCGAAATGCTTCCAGTCTGCCGCCTGATGGGCGCGAAGTATGGCGGTGTCATATTCCGTGCGAAGCCATCGCACTACGTAATGATCCGTAATGTTCTGCACATCGTCAAGCCATTGCTCAAAGGGTTTCAGCTTTCCGTCCTTGTCGATAAGCTGTGCGGCCAGGTCATTCTGCATACGGTGAGTGCGGAATGCAGAGAACACTTCGTTATTGGTGCGAAGCTGTTCAAGGAACAGTTCATCGCCTGTAGGATAGCTGGAAGCAGACAGTCCTTCTACGGTGGCCTCATTGAACAGACGAAGCGTTTCTTCGAACGCATCACGCTGTATGTCGTCGCGCACGTTCATCCCGTCGTAGATATCGCGCAGCATCTGTGTGAGGGCTTCCTTGCTGAATTCGATACCCTGCTCCAGCTGATTATGAAAACCTCCGCACACGCCGCAGCGTTCACCGTAGAGGTTGTCCATTAAAACGGCAAAGCCCCGTCTTTCTTTTTCGGGGCTACTCCGAAAAAATCGCTCAACCAGTTGCGGAAGTCGGTTCGCGCCCGTTCGTACCAGGCTTTTGACTCGTTATCCATGTTCATGCGTCGGTCTGACTTTCGTTTCGGCTCCGTGTCCTGCGGTTTTTCCATCTGGTTGGCCATCTCCTGCTGTAGCTTGCGGTTGGCTTCTTCCTGCGCCTTGATTTCGGATTTCTGCTGTTCGTAGTCGTACGGCTTGTCAATTAGCAGCACTTCGTATATGTAGTCGTCAGACACGGGCACACCCATGGCTTTCACTTTCTGAATCACGTCTACCTGCTGATTAGGATTCAGGTTCCGGTTCTTGACGTAGACAAACTCACCGCCTTCCGTGTTTACACCCAGTGCGTTGAATATGTCCGTCATATTGTAGTTCAGCACATCGAGAATAAAGTCGCGGTCGTCGGCCTTCAGCATGTCTTCTTCTTCCTGGTGTACGGTACCAAGTGCCTGTGTGCCGGTGCTCTTGGCATCGGTGGTCAGCGTATTACCCAGCACGCGGACGGACATTTCCGTGTTGCAGGCATCCTTGAAGCGTTCGTACAGGTCTACCGTACCGCTTTTGTTGGCACTCTCTATCAGGTTCAGGCTGCTTTCCTTGGGATGGATGTACACGGCGTTGGCTCCTTGTCGGCGTGCGTCCTGAATCAGTCGGCTGCGTGCTTCTTCGTCTCCGGCATCGTAGGTGTACTCACGTATGGGCATACCGAATATTTCGCAGAACTGTTTCCAGTTCCCGAAGTTGCTGCGCTTGTAGAGCACCATCGGAAGAAGTTCGGCCATCATTCCCAGGTCGCGCGGGTTGTCGCCCACGAACAGCATGTTTTCAAAGGCATCTACGGGTATTCCTTCCGTGTCGCTCTGATACTTCAGGATGACACGGCGTACGGGGTCGTAGTGCTTGTAGGGCACATGGTAGTAGTTTATGAATCCGTCATCGCCACGGTAGAACTGGAACAGGCTGTATCCGTAAAACTTAGACATGAGCACTTCCTTCACAAACTTGCGGAACCAGGGCGAACGGATTTCCTTGTTCACGTTGTCGTCGGGCTTCCCGTCGCGACGGAACTCGATAGGTATGCGGCTTACACCCACCTTCCGCTTTTCGATGATACCGCCCAGGTGAAGGTCAAGCATGGCCGATTCGTACATGTCATACAAGCGTGTGCGGTTGTAGAAGTCGATGGCTTTGGCAGCGTTTAGCGCACTGATGTAGGACGACATATCGAAGTAGAACAGTTCCGGCATCTGTAGGATGATGTCGGGTTCCACACGGGCGTAGGGTCCGGTGGTATAGGCAGGTGTTATCTGGGTGTATCCGCCTTCTGTGATGCGGCGTTTTTTCTTTGGTCTGGCCATAGTTTAAAAGGGTTTTAAAAGTTGATTAAAAGTAGGAATTCCACGGCTCGTTGCTGGCTATCTGCCAGGGACTGTTGTCGGTCTGCGTTTCGGCAGGAAGTTCGGGAAGTCCTTCTATGTTGGCTTTAAAGTCGTGCACATCGCGAAGGAACTGCATCGCGTCGTCATACCGTTCCTTCCTTATGTCTGACATCTTGTAAGGGTTGTGCTGGCAGAATATCTCATACACGGCAATGTCAAGGCAGATTTTCAGGATAAGCACGTTCCGTTCTTCGCCTTGTGCGGAGAAGATGGCATCGCAGTCGTATCGGCTGTTCAGCAGGCTGCGCACGGTAGCGATGGCACGGTTTTCGCAGACTTCAATCACGGCACTGCTTCCGGATTCTTCGCGCAGCAGACTGTCCAGAATGTCACGGTGTATCGTGGCATCGTAGTCGGTAAGTTCTATAAAGTTGTTCATATCACCATGAAAAAGGGTTACTATCTTTGAACTCGCTGTAGCCGATGGTTACACCGGGGTCGAGTTCTTTTATTTTCTCATTGATTATGTTGAAGCATCCTTCTATACAGTCGGGTCCGTCGGCAGGATACGGAAGGGAAAGCTCGAATAGGCTGAACTGTTCGCGCAGTTCCTTCATGTGCGGGTTATCCTTTTCTTCTTCATTAAATACCCACATGCCGTTCCGGTCGATGGGTTCCAGGTTAGCCTCTATACGTGTGGCCTTATCCATTTTGCTGCGTCCGTCTCCCTTGATGTAGAGGTTATCTTTCCGCTGCTCGTTCTGCTCACGGATAAGTGGTTTGAAAACTTGCTCAAAGAAAGGATCCTGAAGCGTATTGTTTTCCTGGTAACAGTAAACTGTGCACTGGCTTCCGATGTACTTTCGGAGCTGGTAGAACCAGTCGATATACTCCGCATTCGTGACACGGCCTACAAAACCCTTGATGATGTAGAAGGTGCTGCGTATCTTTCCGCACGCCCATACGGCTTTAGTGGAGCTGGCTTTGTTCTTGCTGTTGCTGTAGGCAGGGTCGCCGTAGATTACCACAAACTTGAACTTCTTCAGCGGAGGTACTTTCCCGTAGGGCAGGTTGTGGAAGATGTTTCCTTCCGTCACGGGGTTGTTCATGTATTCCCCCTCGTAGGCCGCCTTGCTGATGCTTTTGCGGATTCGCTCTATGGCTTCTTGTGTGTTCTTTTCGGGCCAGTTGCTTTTGCCGTTCTTGTCTACCAGGTTCACTATGTCCCAGTGGTCGGCCATGGCACCGGCTCGTGCCACGCAGGTGTCTTTGGCGATGATGTTTCCGCAGAAGATAACCAGTGTTTTCTCAGACACGGAACGCGTAGGATACAGGGCTTTTTCCCACCACTTCCACTTCTTGTTCAGCGTATCGGGGTTACGGCAGTCTACGTCGGTGTCGAAGTCGTCCACCAGCAGCACATCCGGACGCGCCGCACCGTTACGGGTACCACGGGGAGCGTTACCCGCGCCCACGCCTGTAAACGCACATCCGCACTTGCATACAAACTCCGTGTCGGTCCACTGTCCTATGACAGGCTGGTCTCCGTAAAAAGCCTTGATGCGTCCGTTAGATTCAAAGTTACCCTTATACGGACGTAGCAGCTTCTCCGCGCTGGTTTCTGTGGCACTTGCCAGGATGACGTTTTTCTTTCGTCCGGTCAGTGCCAGATACATCACGCAAAACATCACAATGGTACTCTTTGCGCTCTCACGGCTCCAGCTCAGCACTTCAAACCATTCGTCGTGTTCCAGTATGCGCTTAATGGCCTTAATCTGGAATTTGGCAAAAGGATACTTGGCATACATGGGAAAGAAATACTGTATCCATTCCACGGGGTGAGCCTCCAGATACATTTTCTTCTTGGTTTTCTCCGCTTCCGTCATGTTCACCTCTACGGGCGTGGCACATTCAATGTCGCGGCGGTATTCTTCCCATTCCTTCAGCTTCTGTTTTTCTTCGTAGGTAGCCATATCACTTAATCTGTTCTTTCAGGAACACGTCCCACAGTTTTACATACTCTTTTGCTTTCTCCAGATCGATGCGGCGAAGGAACTCACCGAAACGCATTCCCACGCTGATGATGTCGCTGATGCCTACATCTGTTTCCATGCTTTTGATGGCGGCTGCCAGCTTTACCATCACGTCGGCTTCTTTCGTATCCGGCTGACGTTTGGCCGGTTCACGCTCCAGAATGGCCATATTCATGTTATTAAGGTGCTGATACATTCTGCTCAGTATCGCCTCGCGTGTCACGGTCATTCCGGCCTTCAGGTTGTCCCAGTTTCCGGCCTTTGCCCATCGGCTGATAGTCTGACGCTGTGCGCCTACCTTCTGCGCTATCTCCTCGTAGGTGTAGCTTCCGAGCAGGTAGATTTCGCGTGCCAGCATCTTTTTCTGTTCACTTTTCAAATCTGCCATAGTCGATAATTAATTCATTACGGAGCAAATTTCTTGTAATAAGGTGAGAGCGTGAAAGCTGGTTTTCATCATGCCACATTATCGTAGCACGCTGAAAAACAGCTTTCTGTACCTTACTGGGAATTGCGAATTTTGCCACAGAGAAAAAAGCGTAACAATGGATAAGATTTTCAAAAATCAGATACCCGGTGAGGGAACGGTTAGCGTATTGATGTACGGTAATGTAGGAAACGGAGAAAAGGTAGACAGCGGGCGCGTTGTGGCCGAGCTGATGGAGTTGGCTGCTGCATACGGAAAAATCGACGTACACATACATTCCAACGGTGGCGATGTCTTCAGTGGCATTGCCATCTACAATGCGCTTCGCACCGTGGATGCTGATGTAACGATATACATAGACGGGCTGGCTGCCAGCATTGCGGGCATCATCTCACTGTGCGGAAAGCCTCTTTACATGAATAAGTACGCACGCATCATGCTGCACCGCGTGTCGGGCGGTAGCTACGGAAACGCCGACGAACTGCGGAAAGCGGCCGATCTGGCCGAATCGCTCGAAAATGACCTTTCGCGCATGATTGCCAGCCGCTGCAAGATGGATGCGGAAGAAGTGAGGAAGAAGTATTTCGACGGGTCGGAACACTGGATTTCGGCCAGCGAAGCACTTGCGATGGGCCTTATTGACGGGATAGTAGACACCGGAGAGGCACTGAGCGAAAACGCTACCAACACGGAAGTATATAACTATTTTATGAACCGGCTCAACGAGCCACAAAAAACAAGAGATATGGCTTTATTCGAAGAATTGAAAAAACGCTCCTCATTCGCCAATATGGCCAATGAAGAAGACATGCTGAAACACATTACCACCATGGAGAATCAGGCGGCAAAGGTGCCTGCTCTCGAAGCAAGGGTAACAGAACTTACTAACCAGATTGCGGAAAGCAAGAAAACCGCACACCAGGCTTTCTTGAATCAGGCGGTAGCGGAAGGAAAACTGACTAAAGAGCAGGTTCCTGTATTCCTTAATCTGATGATGTCTGACGAAGCCAACACCAGAAAGGCGATTGAAGAAATGCCGAAGAAAGGAACTGTACGCATAGAAGATATTCTTCAGACAGGAGGCGGCGCAGGAGGAGCAGGAAAGAACGACCTGGTAAACATGAGCTGGGATGAGATTGACAAGGCAGAAAGACTGGCTGAACTGAAAAACCAGTATCCGGAACTGTACAAACAGAAGTATAACGAAAAATTTGGTAAATAACTATGGCTATTCAAAGAGAACTCTGGCAGAACACGATCATCGAAGGTCTGTTTGCCGACAACTCATTTATGAGTAAGGCGGTTAACGACGATATGTACGTTAACATGGGAAAGAAAGTGCATATTCCGAATGCGGGTGCTCCGAGTGCGGTTGAAATTGACCGTTCCAGTCTTCCTGCTGAGGTAAAGACTCGTACCGATGTGGATGTAGAATATTCGCTGAACGAATTGACTACAGACCCTATCCGTATTCCACATGCAGAAACGGTGGAACTTAGCTACAGCAAGCGTAACAGTGTAATCAGTCAGGACCGTTTGCAACTGATTGAAAAAGCGGCTGAACAGATGCTGTACAACTGGGCACCAGACAGCACTCACTTTGTACGTACTTCTGGAACAAAAAAAGTAACGGCACATACTAAGGACGCAACCGGAGAACGTAAGGCGCTTGTAAAAGCTGATGTATTGGATTTGATGACAAAGTTCAATGCTGACAACATTCCCCAGGAAGGACGTTACCTGCTTCTTGATGCCTATATGTATGCACAGTTGCTCGACGACCTGACAGAAGGCGACCAGCGTGCGTTCTTTGCATCGGCCGATGCACAGAGAGGTATTTTGGGACAGCTGTTCTCATTCAATGTGATGCAGCGTTCGCAGGTACTCCGTTATGCAACCGGTGGAACTTTGACAAAGTGGAGTGTTTCTGGCGAAACAAGCGACAACGCAGCCGGTCTGGCATGGCAGACAAACAGCCTGAGCCGTGCACTGGGAGAAGTAAAGATGTTTGACAGTACAGACAACCCTCTGTATTACGGTGACATCTATTCCTTCCTTATTCGTGTGGGTGGAACCATCCGTCGCAACGACAAGAAAGGTGTGTATGCACTGGTACAGGATGCAGCAGGAGAATAGGAGGAACGCGTATGGCATTACCCAAAATCTCCATTAAGTTTCTGACAGGTCAGCTTGGCACGGTAGCCGAAAGCCAAGACGGCCTGCTGGCACTGGTGTGCGGGGGAACAGCTGTATCCGAAACATTCAAGCTGAATACTCCCTACACGATTTACCGCCTTACCGGACTGGAAGACCTTGGCGTGACAAAAGAAAACAACGCCGGACTGTATAAGATGGTACAGGAATTCTACCAGGAAGCGGAAGAAGGTACGAAAGTAGTAGTGTATGCGGTGGCCAAGACTACGAAAATGACCGATCTGTGCGACAAGGACAGCGGACCGTTACGCGGCCTGCTGCAAAGCCAGAAAGGTGAGCTTCGTGCGCTGGTCATTGCTCGCGACCCGGATACGGAAGAAGTGGAAGCTACGGAAGGACTCGACCCTGACGTGTTTACTGCATTGCCTAAGGCGCAGGCGCTGGCAGAATGGGCTACTACGGAACTCTATGCGCCTATTTTTATCGCACTGGAAGGAAGAAGCTACAAGGATGCGGAATCGCTGAAAAACTTGTCCGACGGTGAAGACAACCGCGTATGCATCGTGATTGGCGATACAGAGTCGGCCAGTGAAGGTGCGGCTATGGGAATCTTTGCAGGGCGTGTGGCATCCAGCCCCGTGCAGCGTAACATAGGACGTGTGAGAGACGGTTCGCTGTATCCCACCGTGATGTATATCGGAGAGAACACCGTGGAAGACAGCATGGACGATGTAGCTACCATCTACGATAAAGGTTACATTACTCCGCGTATTCATGTGGGCCGTTCCGGCTACTTCTACACTGACGACCGTCTGTGCGTAGATCCTACAGACGACTACGCACATATCGCTCACCGCCGTGTGATTGACAAGGCGTACCGAATTGCATACGACACGCTGTTGGATTATCTGCTCGATGAAGTTTACGTAAACCAGTACGGAACCATGCAGGCCGGAATCCTGAAAAGCTGGCAGGCTGCTGTGGAAGGTGCCATCAACTCCAGCATGACGGCTAACGGTGAACTGAGTGCGGACACTTCTGCCGGTGAAAGCGGTGCTACCTGCTACATTGACCCGACGCAGAACGTACTGGCTACATCTACCATCAAGATGACGCTCAAAGTGCGTCCGTATGGATACGCAAGACAGATTGAGGTAGAACTTGGATTTGATGTACAGACTAACTCATAACGACTATGGACATATTTAACAGTAAAGAATACGAATGGAGCGACGTGACTGTGACTGTAGCAGGTCGTCCTGTGACAAAGATTCGTGCTATTTCCTACACCAAAAAGCAGGAAAAGGAAGCGCTCTATGCTAAAGGGAACCAACCTCACAGCATTCAGAGAGGTAACAAGTCGTATGAAACAAGCATCACTCTCTTGCAGAGTGAACTTGAAGCACTTGAAGCCGCTGCGGGTGGTGATGTGCTTGACGCATCATTCAATATCCTTGTAGCATACGGAAATCCGTTGAACGGAGACGTGATTAAAACGGATTTGATTGAAGGTTGCGAAATTACTGAAGTTCCCAAAGGTATGAACCAGGGAGATAAGTTTGCAGAACATGAGCTTCCGGGAATCGCACTTAATGTGAAAAACAACTATATCTAATAACCCCTTTTAAACAGTATTTAAAGATGTTTCAATATACAGAAGAACAGATCAAAGAGTGGAAAGAGAAGCACGGTGAAAACAACGTGTTTGAAATTACAGTAGAAGATAAGAAGTGTGTGCTGCGCAAGCCAAACCGGAAAGATCTGTCGTATGCGCTGGCTGCCAGTTCAGGCGGTAAGGATGCCGTAAAAATGAACGAAGCCCTGCTGAATAACTGCTGGATTGACGGTGACAAGGAGATGAGGGACGATGATGCCTACTTCTTCGCTGTGGCCGAAAAGATTCAGGGAATGATGGAGGCGAAGGAGGCCGAATTAAAAAAGTTGTAGACCGTGCAGACGGTAGTGTAAAAGCCAACTGGATTGGCTATCACAACACGCTGTTGAGGTATTACCTGCATCTGGACCCTGATACGCTGAGCGATGAACAGTGGGCTGAAACGATTGCCCAGCTGGCCGACATCCGGAAACAAGAAGCTAAAGCCAACAAGTTATGAACATTCTACAATTCCTTATAGACATACGAAGCCGTGACAACGGGGTAATAGGACAAGTTACCCGTATGCAGGAACGTCTGGACGCTGCCGACCGTTCGGCCAACCGCTTATCTACCACGATAGGCGGACGGCTGCGGACGGCTATTATGTCTTTGCCGGGTGCGGAATTCTTCACGAATCCCATTGTAGCACTCACGGCAGGAGTCGGCGTGGTGGCGAAACTGGGTATGGATGCCGACAAGACGGCAGTAAGCTTTAATGTTCTTACGGGAAGCATGGAGAAAGGTTCCACACTGCTTGGACAGATTAACAAGTATGCCGATGAAACCATTTACGACCGTCTTGGCACACAGGAAGCCGCAAAGACCATGCTTGGCTTTGGCGTGTCACTGGAAAACGTGATGGGTGACCTGAAGATGCTGGGTGATGTGGCCATGGGCGACAAGAACCGTATGTCGCAGCTGGCCCTGGTGTTTGGTCAGGTAGCCGCTGCGGGTAAGCTGCAAGGTCAGGACTTGCTTCAGCTTATTAATGCCGGTTATAACCCTTTGCTCGATATTTCGGCTCTTACAGGGAAATCTATAAGTGTGCTGCGTGATGAGATGTCAAAAGGTAATGTATCGTTCGAATTGATGAGACAGGCATTTCAGCGTGCAACAAGTGAAGGCGGTAAGTATTATAACATGGCTAATGAAATTGCAAAAACTCCTTATGGTAGGTTGCAGCAACTTGCAGGTGATTTTAATAAAAAGTTGTTGGAAATGTATCAGATTATCCAGCCTGCTCTTATCCCTGCAATGAACGGACTAAATACTATTCTTCAGCTAACTACTCCCATTATCAAAGTAGCTTCCGGAATGGTAGTCTGGATTGGGAATAATATGGAATGGCTTTTGAGCATTGTTATTCCTCTTACAGCTGCATGGGCAGGATATAATACCTACATGTTTATCAGCACAGGCATACTGAAAGGGTGGACTATTGCTCAGTGGGCACAGGTAACCGCTTTAATTGCAGCCGAAAAGGCACAAAAGCTGCTGAACATTGCCATGTCAATGAATCCAATAGGGCTTATTGTAGCGGGAGTTCTTGCGCTGGCTTCTGCTGTAATTTACTGCTGGAACAAGTTTGCCGGATTCCGTGCTTTCATTTATACGGCATGGCAGACTGTCAAGGATTTTGGCGCAAACCTGAAGCGCTACCTGATTGACCGTTTCTGGGAACTTATCGGTGCTATCGGTTCGGCAGGAAAGGCTCTTGTAAAACTGGTGAAAGGTGATTTTGAAGGCGCATGGGAATCGGCACAGGATACAGCTAAAAAATTCTACGGAGTAGACAGTACGGTGAAGCTGGTCAAGGCTACGCAAAGAACGGCTGCACGTACTTCTATATGGTATGATGACAATCTGAGGCGTGAACAGAGCCGTCAGAAAGCAAAGGAGGCTGCTATATCCGACCCGGAAGCCATGGCAGGCACTTCACCTTCAGGAGCAGGCGCAAACGGGACACCCGGAACTGTACCTGCATCCGATGGTGGAAAGGCCAACGAAATCACCGCCGGAGGAACCAGGAACACGCAGATAACCGTAAACATTACCAAGTTCTTCGATTACCTGAATGTGACGATGATGGATAAGACCGATACCACTGAATTACAGCGTGTGATGCTGGAAGCTATGAACAGAAGTCTGGAAACCGCAATGTCGAGTGCAAGATGAGTGTAAGTAAATTCATATTAGGAAATATTGCCGCACGTACCATCGGGCTGAAAGTTCCTCCGTACTGGCTCTTCAATCAACCGGTAGTAACGCGTCAGGATCCGTCGGAATACGACGAACTGATGATGCTGGAAGAATCGGAGCTGGAGGATATGGTACGTACCAACGCGCTGGGCGTTCCGATGCGCTTCCCGCTGGAAATATCGCTGGTGGACCAGGAAGACTGGTGGCTGGTTCCTATCGAGCCGCTGATTACGCTGACCGGACGAAACATTATCGTCCGTCGTCAGGTGTCTAAGGGAAAGATAAGGGGTTCCATCAAGGAACGTTGGACGCAGGACGATTACCAGGTGAAGATAGAAGGTGCGCTGATGGATCTGAAGCGTGACGACTATCCGCGTGACGATGTGCAGAAGCTTCGTAACTTCTGCGAGGCTGCCAAACTGAAGGTGCGCTGTCCGCTGTTCGAAATATTCAGCATCAACCAGATTGTAGTAGAAAGCTATGATTTTCCGTTCACGAAGGGCATACAGAACCAGCAGTACACCATAAACGCATACAGCGACGACACATATAAGCTTTTACTGAAGAATAACAACAGGTGACATGTACACGATGGGATATGACATACAGGTAGGTGATTTCCGTCTGGGAATGCTGGATAAGGTGGAAATACATCGCAGTGTGGAGCTGCTGGCAGACACGGCGGTAATCACACTTCCTGCATCGGAATATAACAAGGCGCTGGAGGTGGAAAGCATGATCAATCGCGGCGACCGTGTGTCGGTGAAGATTGGATACACGGAAACCGGACTGCGTGAGGAGTTTTCCGGCTACCTTCAGCGTATAGGAACCGATAACGGAAGCATTACGCTGGAGTGTGAAGACGACCTTTTCAAGTTCCGTGTGCCTGTTCCGGATGAAGTGCTGAAGAATGTGTCGCTCGATGCGATGTTGAAAAAGGTAGTAGATGGCGTAGGCGGTGGATACGAAATTGACTGCGACTACACCTGGAGTTATGAAAAGTTTGTGATACACACCGCTACGGGATACGATGTGCTGAAGAAGGTGCAGGAAGAGTGCGGTGCAGACATCTATCTGCAAGGAAACGTGCTGCACATTCATCCTCCGGCCACGAAAATGGGTGAAGAGGTGTACTACGACTTTTCGCTGAACGTGGAGTCGTGCGACCTGACTTACCGCCGTTCGGAAGACCGGAAGGTGCGTGTAGTGGTGAAAGCGCTTCTTCCAGACGGAAAGGTGAAGGAATACGAAGTGGGTGCTACCGGAGGAGACCGCGTGGAGATACGTTCTGCCAGCAGCGACGATGCGTCGATGAAGCAGCGCGGAGAAACGGAGGTAAAACGTCTTTCCTTCGATGGGTATGACGGAACGATTACCACATGGATGATTCCTTACTGTGAGCCGGGATATGTGGCCGAGCTTCGCGACCCTGACTATGACTACAAGGACGGACGATACTACGTGCGTGCGGTCACTACGGAATTCAGCCGGGACGGTGGAAAGAGAACAATAGAACTGGGTATTAGATTAAGCTGACGGATATGGACCAATACAGAAGACTGCGTGACAACCTGATGCAGATGATGGGTTCCGGAAAGGAGATTACCATCTGGCAGGGTATCGTAAAGAGTGTGGAAGGAACTACCTGCACGGTAACTTTCGGCACGCTCGATGTGGAGGGTGTAAGGCTGCGTGCTTCTCTCGCTGAGAATGAAAGCCATCTGCTCATAGTTCCCAAGGTGGGCACGGCGGTAGTGGTAGGAAGTCTTTCGAATGACCTTTCCCTTCTGGTGGTGCTGGCCGTAGATGAAGTGGAAAGCATTACCATCAACGGAGGGAAGCTGGGGGGACTGATTAACATTGAATCGCTTACCCAGAAGATTAACGAACTGGTACGTACGTTCAACAACCACACTCACCAGGTGAGCACTACCGGTTCTGCCACTGCTCAGACGGGAACTGCCGCTGCGGTGACCTCAAAGGCAAGCGAACTGAATAAAAGTGATTACGAAGATACAAAAGTGACACACTGATGAAAGGGATATTAATAGAAGAAAATTACGACCTGATGATACGTCCACAACGTGGCACAGACGGGAAAATCCGTTCGGGCCTGACTGTCGGGAATGTGCTGTATCAGAACCAGGCTCTCATTATCGGACTGTACAAAGGCGAGATAAAAGAGAATCCGGCTGTAGGCGTAGGAATATCTGACATGCTGCTGGATCATGACCCGCTGGCATGGCGTACGGAGATAAGGGAGCAGCTGGAGATAGACGGACAGAAGGTGAATAAAGTGACGGTGACGAACTCCGGTATCAGCGTGGATGCGACTTATTAATGTGACGAAAAATGAAAACTGAAAGTATGGAAATCATTACAGGAATCAAAAACATGCTGGCTACGCTATTCAGCATCACGCTGGCATACTTCGCACCGGTGAAGGATATGGTGTTTGTCATCTTCTTCATCTTCGCGATTAACTGTCTGGCCGGACTTATTGCCGGCATTGTAGCCAAACACGAACGGTTCAACAACCGGAAGTTCTTTCACTGCCTGCTGGAGACGTTTGTGTTCTACGTAATCGTGCTGAGCATCTACATTATCGGAGAGAAAATGAAGAACCTGGACGGGGCTTTGCAATGTATTACAGGCATCGTGTATGCCGTGTGCTACTTCTACGGGGTGAACACGCTTCGGAACATGCGCAAGCTGTTCCCTCACTCCAGGCCGCTGAACTTCATCTACTATGTGCTTAGCTTCGAAGTGGTACGGAAGATACCTTATTTACAACAATTTTTAGATAACGAAAAGAAAGAGGAGGAAACAAAATGACACAGTTACCAAGAGGTTTACGCAACAATAATCCCGGAAACATCCGGCTGAGTAAAGATAAATGGCAGGGACTTCGCCAGGAACAGACGGACGGAACATTCTTCCAGTTCATCTCTCCCATGTGGGGATATCGTGCGCTGATTCGCACTTTGCAGAATTACCATAGGCTGCACGGATGCCGTACCATTACGGACTATATCAGCCGATGGGCACCCGCAACGGAGAATCACACATCGGGCTACATCTCAGCCGTGTGCAGGGAAATGCAGGTGCCTACCACCTTTGAACCCGATGTGAACGACCAGGCGACAATGTGCGCTTTTGCATCGGCTATCAGCCTGGTGGAAAACGCTATTCCGGCTGTGCAGCAGGATGTGCTGGATGGATGGAAAGCTTTGTAGAACTAAAAAAAAGAATCAATATGGAAACAATCTTCGGAATCATATCGGCGTTGATTTTCGCCATCTATACCGCAGTGGTAATCTACAAGACAGGCGGTATTCCTTATTCAATCTCTGAAACCTATTACCGGCTGGAGCACCCGAAATGGTTTTCCGTCTGCCTGGGGCTTAACGGATTTACCTTCTTTGTGTCAGCAGTAGGACGCACGCCTGAAAACATTCAGTTCCTCGTGTTCCTGGCATTACTTGGAATGATAATCATTACACTTTCACCCCGATTCAAGGAACGAACGGAAGGAATTATACATTATTGCGGTACCGCACTTCTGCTGCTCAGTACGCAGGCATGGGTGGCATGTACGAATCCATGGCTGCTGATTACCTGGCTTCTTCCGATAGTCTACATCGTGCGTCACGTGATGGCCGATAACATGCAGACAGGTATTTTGACTAAGATAGTATATGCAAGGCCCGCGTTCTGGCTGGAGATAACCGGATTCATTATCATTTTTATCAATCTTATACTGTTATGATGGAAAGACTACTCGATAAGGCATACAAGTGGATGGAAAGCTTTCTGCTGCTTGTATCCCTGGCACTGATGCTGACGGCCTGCAAGTCGCAGCCTCCCATGAAACTGGATGCCACCACCGACAAGCAGACGGATACGAAGTCCGACACGCAGGTATCGGACATCAGCTATCAGAATACGCAGGAGATGATTAAGGAACTTTCCTCCAGCTGGTGGCAGAAGCTGGATGAGGTTACGGCAAGCTGGGAGCGCACAGAGTATTCACCGCCTGATTCTACCGGGAAGCAATATCCTACAAGCATAACGACGGGATCTGTGAACAGCAGCACCCAGGAAGAGAGAAGGGATACCTCGCAGACCGATACGAAGATAGAAACCATGTCTGCCGAGATAACCCATATTAACAGCAGGATGGACCGTATAGAGCAGGAAGTATCGACGGTGAAAGCGGAACGAAAGGAGTCCAAGCCCTGGTACACTACGGCAATCATCTGGGCAGGCGCGATACTGATACTCATAAGGATAATGTGGAGGACAAAGACATGAAAGTGACGGTGCTACCCAATCAGACACTTCTTGACATCGCAATACAGGAATATGGAGACCTCGCAGGGGTCTTCATCCTGGCACGCGAGAACGACATAAGCCCAACGGAAAAACTTACGCCCGGCATGACGGTCAGTGTGCCGGACGTAGTTATAAACCGGGAAATGCAGGAATACTGCAAGGCTAACAATGTGTCGCCCGCAACCTCCGAAACATCGGACAGCGAGGTGCGGCTGAAGATATTCACGGAACAATTCACAGAACAGTTTGTATGATATGGCAAGATCTATAGCAGAAATTAAAAAGACGATGACCGACCGCTTCATGGAGGACAACACCTTGCGCGAAGCGTATGGCATCACGGGAGAAGATGCCACATGGGAAAACACCTTCAGCACCGTATCCATCGAGAATATTCTTATCTACATCGTGGCTGCCTGTGCTTACGCCTTGGAAGTCATGCTGGATGCGCACAAGCAGGACGTAGACGAACGCATTGGACAGAGCATCGTTCCTACCGTCCGCTGGTATCACGCCCAGGCACTCGCATTCCAGTACGGCGACGCGCTGGAGTATGACGAACAGACACATGCTTTCCGTTATCCGGTGGCTGACACAGCCAAGCAGGTGGTAAAATACTGCGCCGTACAGGATGCAGGTAACACGATACAGATACTTGTATCCGGTCAGGAAAACAACCTTCCCACACCGCTTTCGGAAGACGTTCTAACGGCGTTTAAAAGCTATATGAACAGCGTTAAAATAGCAGGTGTATTCCTCAGCATACGCAGTCTTCCGGCCGATAAAATCAAGATTGCCGTAAAGGTGTACTACGACCCTCAGATTCTCACTTCAGACGGCACACGCATAGACGGTGGAGGAAAACCCGTAGAGGATGCCATTAACGCCTATCTGGCTGGAATCGTGTACGGAGGAACATTCAACAAGACCAAGTGTGTAGACGCAATACAGAACGTGCAGGGAGTGACCGATGTGGAACTGGGAACCGTTCAGACCAAAACAAGCACCGGTGAATCGTATGCAGTGGTCACAGGAAACAACTATACGGCAGAGTCCGGCTGCTTCATTGCAGAAGATCTATCTAATACAGTAAGCTATGTGGTACAAAATTGACATATTCAAATTTGCGTTTCTTCTTCTTCCTCCTCCTCTCAGGAAGAAGAAGATGTTTGCATTTCTTAAGGTGCTCACGCTTCCCATATCGTACCTTCACGATGAACTGATGAAGTATCGTGATCTGTGCGACAGCCGGCTGAGCGTGAACGGCCAGGTAATCTACATCGAGAAGGCACTGAATGATTACTTCCTGTTGCAGAATAAGGATATTTATATCACTGATATAACAGGATTATACCGTTCTGTTTATCTGCGTAATGAGTCTCCTAGCTGTTACTTCTATTATAAAGGTTCTCAGAAGCATACTTATCTGCAAAATGGCACAGAGAACGGTCAACTTAAATTTATTGTGAACGTGCCTTCTTATTTGAAAGACAGAATAGAAGAGATAAAAAATATAGTAGAATATAACAAGCCCGCAGGACGGGTTTATACAATAAACATTTACGATTATGAATGATTACTTAGTGACTTACGACGGCGGACAAGATGTATGGGCAGACGACTTGTCGTTTATGCAGAACAGTCTTAAAAACATGATTGATACAGCGGTCCGCACATACGGAGACAACTGCATATTGTGGGGATGCCTTGACAGTGGAAAGGAGAATGTAGTGGAAGGTGGTGTGGTTATATCAGGTAAGCTGTACCAGGTTCCTGCGCTGGGAGCCATCGGAATCAACAAACTTTGTTTCCGTGAGGTGCTTTCGGATGAAAGAACGTTCGAAAACCAGCAGGTTCACAAAGTGAAGAAGCAGTATGAAGCATACCTTAGTACGGATACCAGCGGCACAGTGGCTTGGTGTGACCTTAAGACAATGAATAATTCTACAAAAGTAGAATATAAGAAAGATGCATACATAGAACTTACAGAAGACGCTAAAAGAATAGGATGGGTATCACCTGAAGTATGGTATGTTAATGTACCAGGAGGTAAGATGGTGTTCTGTGTATTAGGTTATAATAATACTGATTCTCAAGATTATGCTGAGATAGGATACTTGAGAGGAATATCATTCCCTAATACAGTATATGTATCTGCTCAGATACAAAATAATACCATAAAAAGACTTCCTGCTCTTGTTACAATATATGGAGATAATTGTAATGAAGGATTAAAAAGAAAAATTGAAATAAGAGTTCCTGTAGTAGGAAATAATAGTGAAGGTGAAGCTGATTTTTGGGCTGTAGATCCTCCTAGAGCTATAAAAGGAAAATTCCTTATTCAATTTAATTTCTTTATGGCAGATGAAATAGTTACATATAATTATTCAGACTTTAATTTTAATCCATAATATGACAGCAACAGATTTAAAAAAACGCGCCATCGCGCTCGCAGAAAAGACAAAGATAGACTCAGTAACTCCGGAAGAAGTCGGCCAGCTGAGCAACGACATAGTAGAATACATCGAGAATGTGGAGATTAACGGAAGCTCACTGGGAATCCGCAAAACCTACACATCCGTGTCAGCCATGGAAGCAGACTCCACCGCACCGAAGGACGACAAAGGCGTCCTTCTCCGTCGCGGCATGCTGGTGAACATCTACAATCAGGAAGACCCAGACTCCGCAGATAACGGAAAGGTCTTCAGCTTCCAGAACCCCGGATGGGCTTTCCGCGGAACAGTAGATGCCGGGTATGCAACAAAGGAAGAACTTACCGAGCTATGCTACAAACTAAGAAAGTTTATCTTTCTTTTTCCCTGCGGGTATTCCTGTAATACCCGCTTCTTTTATACCTGGAAAGAGCGTTTGCCGGGCTTTGGCAAGCCCCGGAGGCTTGGTAAACGTTTGCTTATCGTTTACAGTTACAAAGGTAGTACTATTTTCTGTATGTGCAAATATATGGTACTATTTTCTGTATTCTTTTAACCGTTATTTACCATTCAATCTAAAACGAAAGGTTTATTTACATTTACCGCGCTTTCTGGTGGCGTTCCTCCATGGTGAGGAACGCCACCAGCGGACACCAGCGGACACCAGCGGACACCAGCGGACACCAGCGGACACCAGCGGACACCA